CTGCTCCTGCTGCCGTCTGCGCGCCACTGCGCGCAGCTCGCCCATTTCATGCTCACCCTTTTCACTGCGCTGTTGCGCTGCCATCCGGTGCCGCCGGGCGATCAGTTCCAACTCAGTGGCCCGCACCCGGGCTTGTTCGGCGCGGTAGGCGCGTCCCGGCTGCGCCGCCAAACGGTTGGATTCGACCCGCCATGCCGCCGCCTCGGCGACAAACTTATCCACCAGCAGCATATGCCGCTGCGCCACCAAGAGATCGGTGTAGGCCTGATCACTCTGGGTCGCCAGTTGGTTATTGGGAGCCGTGCGCTTGCTGACAGCGGCGGCTTGGACATCGGGTTCGAGCTGGTCGGATTGGGCGCGCCCACTGCGCTCCTGGCGCACTGCCATACCCAGCTGATCCGCACGGCCGGCAATCCGGCCAAACTGATCGACGCGGGCTTCGGCGCGCCCGTATTGACCCCTGGTAAGCATCGGTTCCTCCTGTTACCAGTTCTGCGTCCACGGTGTATAGAAATTGGTCCCCGCTCCCAGGTTGGGATCGACAAGAGAAACATGCATTTCCCATTCTATAGTATTCCCAACCTTGGCATAACTGTTAGTGGGGAAGCGAACAAAAGCACAACCTTGGAGCGAATAGACATCACCACGCGATTTATCCTCGATGCGCACCGTGTTTTGACCCCACCGGTTTGATTGCACGCGCTGGTAGTTATAGAGCTTCATCAGCGCTTGATTTACAGGCGAAGTTTTGAGTAACCTGAAGGTTGCTGTACCTGCGCGAGAAGCATGCAAACTATTCATCACAGCGCCGTCAGCGCCTATCGTCTGGGTATTTGTTTCTTCACCTAGGGTTATTGTAACGCCCTCTTCTGCACTCGCTGCGAGTGGTCCGGCGATCTGCTGCGGCCCATTGAGCACCAGTCCTTCTGTACCCGGCCCACTGAGGGTCGCGTACACATCCATAAACGAGTACGCGCCATAGGTTGGATTGTATGGGTTTGTCATGGCTCAGCCTTTCCCAACAGCGAACCGGTCACTGGTTCACATAAATGAGCACGTCGGTAGTGTGAATGGCCCCGGCCGTCTTCGCCGCCACCTGAATCAGAGGGGCAATACGCGCCGCCCGGTCTGCCAGATCCTGATCGCCGACACTGGGGGCGTAGATAAAATATCCCAACGCCATCAGGTCGCCTTGCTCCAATGGGCCAAAGCCTGGGGCGTTCCATACTCCTGGACCCAAATAGCCATTGCGAACATAGAGCGCGCAGACAGCATCGACAGCGGTCGTGAGAATCCCCATACCAAAATCCGTCTGGGGGACTTTCGTATTAGTTGTATAAAGTGTATTAAAAAGCGAGTTCTGGATGTCAAGCGCAAGTGCATCTGCGCCTACCATTGTGTCCACGAATTCGCCAGACGCCGCCGTGCCGTACTGGATGATATTGGCACCATTGGCGACACCCGTGTAGACATTGCAGTGCTTGTCCTGCAGGACATCGGCCTGATGATTGGAGATGTTCTCGGGCCGCACCCCTGGTTGTCTCTTGTACATCAAGGTGATTGTGGTGTTCTGTCCACGCCAGCGAGTGACCAGAATCCGCGCCAGAAAAGAGCAGATAGCGTAGGGATTGGTGGTCGAGTACTGCACCGCCGTCTTGTTGTAGCCAAAGAGATTGAGCTGACTGGCGAGGTCATCGACACTGAGTGGATCGAGGACCCGAGTATCTGCACTCGTCACTCCGAAAAAGTGTGGCGGATCGCAGGCTTCCACATAAGCGGCGATATCCAGTTGGTCTTGATCACTGGCCCCGGGCACGACCACACCGTAGAACTGACTGGAAAACAGCGAATCAATCGTGGCGACTGCCGATACTGCGGTCTCGGCCGCCTGTCCGGCAATCAACCGGTCGGCAGTGCCAGCCGTGCTCTTGAGCAATGCCGAGATGTCGGTGCCGGTGCCGCCGGCCACTGCCGTGTTAAACCCGATCGAGGCGGTGACCCCGGTATCGGTGGTGGACCAGATAAACTGCAACCCATTCCACACCACATTGGCCGGCACACCCGCCAGTTGCAGTGCCGTGTTGATACTGCTGGCCACCCCATTGAGGTTGGCATCGGCCGAGAAATCGAGCCCGGTGATATTGACCGGGACAACCGGCGGCACCCCGACATTGATGGCAAACTCACCATCAGTGATGTCCTGCCAGTCGAGGATATGCTGCTCACCGGGAGCCAGGATACCACCTTCCAGGATCGCCGGGGTCGGCACATCGACCCAGCGGCCGATCATCAGATTGTCGGGACTGGGCATCTGGCTAAACCACGCCTCGGCGGCATGAAATTCTTCGGCGTCGGTGCCAAAGTCTTCCGCCACCCCACTGATATTGGCGTAGGAGCGCATCCGCTCACCGGCATCGATGACCGGACTCGTGCCAATGATCAGACAGGTGTTGATCGCGGCCTCGATGATCGCGGGCGAGGTCAGTGACACACTGACACTGACATAACGCGAGACTGGCAGACCGGTGCTTAGCGCCTGCACCCCGCCACCCGGTGAGCGCACGTCCCATGACGAAGCGCCCATATCCCATTCCGAGGGTCCGCCCGATTGGCCGGCATCCCACGGTGACTGACTACTGACTGCCATTGTCGGTCTCCTGTTCGGGCAAGACGCTAAACGGTGCCACGTAAGGTTCCCCCGGGTTGGGGCGGACGAGCCCGTGCACCCCGCGAATACTGAGGATCGGGTAATCGCGGATCACGACCCGACGAAAGGTGATTTCCATATCGATGCGGTCGGTGTACTGCTCGCGGATCAATTCGGGAACATGCCGCAATGCGTGGACCTCAACCAGTTTGATACCGGCGCGGTTGAGTACCCAGTAGTTCTGCCAGACTTGACTGCCATCGTGCAGATTGCCGGCAAATTCTTCGCAGTGCGGCCCATACCAGCTGCACAATAGCTCGAATTCTTCAAACCGCTGTAATTGCTGAATCCCGGGTTGGGCGTACCACAACCGGGCACCACTGGGATAAATCCCAATTGGGCGAAACTCGGCAATGCCAATCGCCACCCAGTCGGTGCCAAACGCCGGGATGTTAGGGGGTTGCGGTTGCCAGCGTGGCCGCACCAGGGTCTCTTCGATATACGAGACCCCGGCGATCCACTGCTGCAAAAAATTGATCAGCGGTTGCCCGGGGATGACCTGATTGGGCTGACGTGGCGGCTGCGACTGCAGAAAGCCGGGTTCGGAACTGTCGGGGGCTTGCGGAGGAATTGCCATCTAGCGTATATCTCAAGCGGCGCAGGATGATCGTCGGGTCACTCCATCGCGGCGATTGGTTCCTTTGGCGACCGCACGGGGAGGAGTCGGTCGCGCCGATACTCCTCCCTACCGGATCACATAGGTGATACTGCGCATATAGTCGCCGGTATCGATCAGTGGGGTTGCCTCACTGGCATCGGTCGCTTCCCGCAAATAGATGCGTTTGAGCCCATAGGTCTTTTTCAGATTGGCCAGTTCTAATGCTGAATTGGCATCGAGCTTGCGCCCGGCCTTGCGCGCGTCCCGCCGCGCCTGCTCCAGTTCGACAATACGGATGCGTTCGCGAAAGTGAATGTCGGGACGACGCAAGCGGCGAGCGGTGACGGTGGACTGGGCAAGATCGTGCGGCAGTGCCCGGATCTTCTCCTGGACACTGTTGACCGCCGCCTGTCCGGCATCGGCAAGAAACTGGTCGGCGGCATCGGGACTGCCGCGCAGTGCCGCGTTGGCGGCGGCTTGCAGATAACTCTTCATCTGCGGCAGTGCGGCCTCGACCCCGGGACGCAGATGCGGGCGGGCCGGGATATTGCGCGCCGGACTGCCAAACTCGTGGATATAGCCGAGTGAGGCATTGCTGATCGTGCCGGCAGTACCGCCTTTGACCATATTGAGAAACTCGCTCTGCTCACGGGTCGAGGTCTCCATTGGAATCCCGACCAGGAGCTTTTTCTTGGCGAGCTGTTGGATCGCCTTGGCGATTTGGTCAAAGTTGTCTGGCATGATTGTACGCGCATACGCGCGCCCGCGCGCGAGAGTCAGGCAACCCCAGTCGAGCCACCGATTGGCGGGCCATCGACCATGTCAATCGAGGTGGCGATGGCACTGGTAAAGCCGCGCCCATAACCACTGTAATCCTGCATCGTGTAGACGACAAAGGTCGAGCCATGCCAGAATATCTCATCCGGCTGGGTTTCGTTGAGATTGACGGTATTGTCGGCCGGGTCGCGCACCGGTCCCTGCAGCCGGAAATCGGGACAGTAGATACTGATGCTCTTGCGCATCGTCTCATAATCCGGCAAGCGCTGCAGATCATCGGGACTGGTGGCGGTAATCACCGCGTTGACGGTAAATGGTTGTTTAAACCGTACAACCCGTCCGTGCTGATCGACCGTCTGCGTAATACGAAACACTGTCACAGTGTCCAGAAAGCTTGGGTCGAACGCATCGTTGACATCGAGAAGCGGCATGTTGCTACCCTAAATAGAAGTCAGGGACCGTGTGTCCCCCAAGTACCTTAACCTATTGATACGACCTGTAAATCGTTCAATGATAACCGGTTGTCATTGGATACTTAGTTAGCCTTCTCAAAGGCTTGCGAACCTAGTTTATTTTTGTTCTAAAATGTCGAGCCGGCGGGCCAGTTCCTTCACCGCATTGATCAGCGGCAGCACCAGCGAGGTGGGGTTGTAGACCTTGAGATCTTCGTCATTTCTGACTTGTCGGGTATTGGCTACCCTGACTAGTTCCGGCAGTACGGCCTCAACATCCTCAATTGTCAGACCGTATTGCGTCCCGGCAACCTGGGCAAACCCGGATGCATTGGTATATTCAAATGAAACTGGGTGCAGTTGCAATATTTCGGCAAGACCCGCATCGTATGCCATGATATTCTGCTTGAGTCGCGCTTCCGAATACGCCCAGACACCACCACCAGCCGCATAAATGGCACCACCGGCAGCGACAATATTGCCACCATAACTGTGGATCGTGCGGACGGCGGTAAAATCCCACCCGCACCGCATGTCAACATCCGAGACGACGCCGACGCCATGAACCTCCGAGCCCAGAGATATGATCGCACCATCGCAGATATGATCCCACGAGTGGATGCCTTGTCCCTCGACCCGCAGACGCCCGTTATTCCATAACTGAATACCACCGATAAAGATCGTATTCGTGTGGTTGCGGTTGGCCGAGGCATCACCGTAGCAGATCATTGCATTGTTGATATGGCGGTTGGCACTGGCGTCAGCAGTAACCGCCATGTTGTTGCCGACCCAGACATTGCGTCCGATTGACAGATCGACCGGAGTACTAGCAGTATCGGCGTTCATATTAAAGCTGGCGAGCCGGTTGGTGTTGGTGCGACCAAACACCATATCGCCATTGCCATTGGCACTCATGATCCAACCGCCGGCCGTGCTCAGATCATTGCCGGTTACCCGGCCGGAAAATGTCGCGCCCGTACCGGCGAGTGCTCCGGTCAAGGTGCCGCCTGCCAATGGCAGAAAATTACCACCCGAGGGGGTGCCCAGTGACCACGCGTTGGTGCCGGTACGCTGCAGATAACCAGTACCGGAACTGATCCCGGTGACATTGTCCATCGTGATCGCGAGCTGGGTCCGGGCATTGGCCGCCGTCGTGGCATTGGTCCCACCATTGGCGAGACTAACCGGCACCGCCAGGGCGATCGTACCACTCGCCGTGATCGTGCCACCGGTCAGTCCGGTGCCCGCGACAATACTGGTTACCGTGCCTGTACCACCACCCCCCGCACCAGGAGTAAAAGCGGCCCACGCCTGATTGCGTCTGGCGTAATAACCCCCGTCATTGGGGGCATCGGCGATGCCGCCCGAGGGTGTACTAAGCGCCCAGGTATTGGTCCCGGTGCGTTGCAGAAAACCCGTCCCTGTAGAGATCCCAGTAAGCTGGTCCATTGTGCGACCATCGACATAAGCCTTGGTCGCAGCATGCAGGTTGGCAGTAGGTGCGCCTGACAGGGTCAACAACCCGGTCATCGTGTCGCCGGCTTTGAGAACGTGCGCCGCCAGTGCCGCTTCGAGCCCGCCTTGGGTGATAAAATTGGTGAGGTCTGGCAGATCGGGGATACCGAGGATCGACTCCATAACCCGGAGGATCTCGGCGTCCACATAACGCTTGGTGACGGCGTGCAGTGGGTTGGTGATTGGCTGCGTGCCTAGTGTCAGCAGCCCCGACATCGTGTCGCCACTGCGCAGCACATAATTGCCCATCAGGGCTGCAATATCGATCTGCGCCACCGAATCGGCGATCTGGTTGATCGCCTGCAGCAGTTGGGTGTCGTCGGTCTTGTCGAGGCTCAGATTAGCCGCGACAATGACATTGACAATCTCGTTCTGAACAATATTGAGCCAGTCGGCACTGACTGTCGTGCCACTGCCATTAAACAGCGTAAAATAACCCGGGGTGCCGGCCGGTTGACGAGCCGGTGGGGTTACAACAGCTGTGGGATCGTCAATTGGAAACACGACGGTGTCTCGGCCTGGAATTCTGCTGGGGGCGAAGCTACCGCATGCGCGTCCGTAGCAGGATCGCGTGGTGACTGCTCGTAGTGAAACAGTTCTATCGCATGGGCACTCGCCCAGTCAAACAAATCGTACTGTCCCTCATCCAATTTTCCCTCCCTAGCCTTTATAACGTTTGCGCCAGAACTCGTGCGGTGTTTCTTGCGGCACCTGCAGTGACCGGCGGGTCTGTTCGTGCTGGCGTTGCTGCGTGTAATTCTCATAGCGGCGCAGTGCCCGCCAGTAAGTATTTCTGCCTTCACCGGGCGCGACTTCATCAATCGCTTGGATAAGAAACTGGATAAGGCTCAACGGTGGTTCAGGCATCATCATCCCCACGGCGTTGGCGCAACCGTTGGCAGGATCGGGCGCATCCAGCAGCGGCAATTGTAGATCGTGCCGGGCAGACCGGGACGCCCGTCATCCAGTGGCGGCGGGTTGTCGTATTCGTAAAAGCCACTGCCCAGACCGACCTTGTTGCCATTGGCGTCGAGACCCCGTGCCAACTTGCGGTGCAAATCTCTGACATCGGCGTCACCCGCCGTCATCCACTGGAAGGTCACCGAGCCAATGTGTTTGGCGCGGGCCGCCTGCAGTACCGAATGGGCTCTGGCAGTCTCGGTGCGCGCCACGGTGGCGGCAGATGACTGGACGTGCAGTTTCTCATCACGGATCTGTTGCAGTAATCCCTCCCAGCGGCGGCCGGCAGTCATTGCTTCGGTGGCAGGACCTTGCATCGCGCGGACAATCTCGGCAGAAAACGGACGCGACACGGCAACCCGCATACTGGCGTCGGCCGGGATCTTTAAGATTTGTTCGACTTGACTGTCATAGAGCTGCTGCATGGTCGGTTGAATGGGGGCACTCTCGACCTCTTGCTTTAACCCCCGGCCGATCTGCAGACCGAGTTTGTGCCAGGAATTGGCGTCACGCCTGGAGACATCGGTGAGCATGCGGCGAACTACAGTCTGTGCCCATGGGCGCAGTAGCTCTTGATAACGTGCCAGCATGTCGGCAATCATCGTATAGGACCACTCGGCCTGCAGCGGGTCGGCAGAAAATGTACCGCTGATCATATCTCCGACATTGCGAGCAACTGCGCGCAACTGCTGCCCAAACATCCGCTCGGTGCCGCGTGCCGCCTGTGAGGCTTTACGCGCCCATTCGACATCGGGATAATGCCCGGCGCGTGCCCCATACTCCCGCCAGCTGCGCCATTCCTCACCGGTTGTCGGGTTGCGCCATAACCCCTGACGGATACGCCGCCACCCGAGTTGATTGGGTGGACCTTGATCGAGGGCGAGAGGGGGGTTAAGCATCACCCCTCCCGATAGGGGTTGCACATTTGACCAATCCTACCCACCTAGCGCTCACCATGAAACGCCGCAATCCAATAGCCCGCGCTCTCAGAAGCCCGCATCTGCGGGTGCGTGTCGTGCGTGCCAAAAAGGGGCGCGGCAGCTACTCTCGCAAGGGGAAAGCCAAATGAGCTTCGAAAACACCGTCGATCAGATCTATGCATTGCTCGATAAAGTCACAGTGAAACAGGCGCTTGAGGCGTTGACTGCGGCGATTATGGGCACCACTGAGAAGTGCCACGACCCTAATCTGGCGTTACTGGGCGTCATCGCCGAGTTATCCGATCTCGCGCGTTTTCGCGACACTCTGGGAATTCAGTTCAAGCCCGACAAGGCGCTTTCGTTAATCGATTGGATCAAAGAAACCCGGCGGGAGGGTTGACCAGTGACCCGCAAGGAAGCCCGCCGGCTCGGCCGGTTTGTTGGCGAGTGGATGCCGCACTTTCTCGACAAGAGCATGCGCGCCTGTCTGGCGCTCGACATCGATCGCAAAATCTTTCTCGATATGCCGCACTACGGCGACGATGAGAAACTTACTGTCAAGGGTGAGTACTGGGAAGCTTATGAGCGCAATCGGCCCAGAGAGGGAGAACAATAAATGAGCTACAAACCCGAGGTTATCGCCGATTCGAGCGGCAAATGGAGTTCGAATGCCTGCCGCTTTGGCTCCCTGGTCGAAGCCAGTGAATACGTCAACGACCTGATGTTCCGCTGGACCATGGTGACCGACACCCGGGTGGTCGAAAGCGACGACCCGGTGTGCTGTCGCTGGGTCAACGGTAAGGTCGATTGGCTGGAGGTGCCAAAACCGTGAGGATCGCCGTGCTTTTTGCCACCCTGGCACTGTTGTTGTTGGCGGGCAGCAGCGAGCCCTATTCATGCCGCCAGTTCTACGAAAAGCAGCGCAACTGCGGGGCTTATGGCAACTGCGACAAGCGCAGCGAAGCCTACTGGCGGCGGTCCTGTCTGCGCGATGGCGGACGCGTGTGAAAAAAAGACCCGGTCTGGACAACCAGGATTGGGAAAAAGTAGTTGCCCAGACCGGAAGGTTTAAGGGAGGGTGTGCGCTGTGGAAGCACACCGAGGCAGTATACTAGCAGCATGATACGGCAGATTGATGACATCAAACCCGGTTAAGCTACTTAACCGGGTTTTTCCCTAGGGAGAATCTAAAGTGGCAATCAAAACAGCAAGTTATCTCGATCTTGGCGATAGCTGGATGGAGCGTGTGGCGTTTGGCGAGCCACCGCAGAGCCGGGTCGCGCGGGTCACCCTGGTGGCGCGTCCGCTCAACCAGCAAATCGGTGTCGTCGATCTGGTGGTCGCCACTGAGGATGGCAAGGCGGCAAAACTGCGGCTGTCGGCCACTGACCGGCGCGAAGTGTTGGCGTCTTATATCAAGGAATAGCTTAGTACAGCCCGCCGACTTGATAAGGCCAGCTGTGCCACCATGCCGTAAGACTGCGCTGGAACCCTGGCACATAGTAGAACAAGCGGTAAGCCCGCATCTTCATCCACGCCAGTTGTCCATAACGGGTC